GGAATATCTGGAGATCATTAGACGCCCCGAACCTTGCCGCAACATTATCACCAAAATTAAGTGTCCCAGTCATAGTGCCTCCAGAGAGAGGTACTTTAGTCGCAATGTTGTTCGTCACGGTAGTGCTGAAGTTAGGGTCATCACCTAGTGCGGCTGCCAATTCGTTTAGCGTGTCTAATGTAGATGGTGCGCTATCGACTAGATTAGCAACCTCAGTTGCAACCTGTGTCCCTACATAGCTTTCAGTAGCCAGTGGAATACCACCCGCCGTCGAGCCGTCGTGTACGACTACTGTGTCTTTTGTTGTATCAACCGTGACTTCGCCAGCTAGGCCTGTGAAGGTACTATGCTGAGTGGTGGTGCCACGGCGTAGCTGAAGTGCGTTTGCCATTGATTAAATACTCCCGAAGTCTAGATCGACTGTGATTGAAACGCTGCCTGAGATCGTCCCGCCTGTGACAGCAATATTGTTTGCATCCTGAGTAGCTATAGAGCCTAGCCCAAGGTTAGTTCGAGCCGCTGGTGCGCTAGAGGCTCCTGTACCACCGTCTGCAATTTCTAGGTCTGTGATACCTGTGATAGAGCCGCCAGTGATAGCCACGTTATTGGCATTCTGGTTACCCATGTCGCCTGATGGTGCGGTGATATTGTTCCAGCTAGACCCATCGTAGTAACGCATAAAACCAGTTGTGGTATCGAAGTAGAGGTCACCCGCTACTAGAGAACTGTTGTTGTTACGCTGGGTTGGTGCAGAGGTTTTTGGCCCTTGGTATACGTCAGCAAAATTCGTGATATCGGTGACGTTGGTAGCCGCTGTAGTTACGTCGCTGGCGATTGCCGCTACTGCGGTGACATCTGAATCGATGTTTGCCACCGAGGTCACATTCGCATTGTTGTTCGCTACGGCGGTTACATTAGATGATATACCAGCTACAGTGGTCACGTCAACACTTACACCCGCAACTGTGGAAATATTTCCTGCAATTCCCGCCAGTGTACTAATGTTATTGTTAGGTGTGATCTGACCGACCACTGTGTTGATGTTACTATTGTTGTTCGCTACTGCCGTGACATCGGACGAGATCCCAGCCACAGTCGTAATATTGGCTGAGATTGGAGACAATGTAGAGATGTCTGTACTGATCGCCGCCAGAGTAGATACATCCGAGCTTACACCCGCCACTGTAGTCACGTTTGCCGAAATACCCGCTACGGTATTCACGTTAGTGATGGCGTTTGCCACCGTCTGAACATCGGCTAGGTTATTGGCTACGGTGACAATAAAGCCAGTAGGCGCACCACTAGAGCCTGAGGCAGCGTCTGTGATTGAGCCGAAGTCGTAGATCTGACCCGCTACGAAGTTACCTGAGTTTAGGTCTTCTGCCACATCGATCAAATCATCGATATTGGCTGCAATAATACCTACGTTGTTGTTTGTCGCCCAATACTTGGCTGAGTAGTTTGTGCCGTCTACAGTACCGCCTGTGTAGGTAGCCCAGTCTTTAGCCGAACCAATATTACCACGGATCACTGTACCGATGGCGTATTCTTTAGCAGAGTATTCTGACTCGCCTGTGATAGTGCCTGTAGTCTTAGTTGCCCATTCTTCCGCCTCATCCTCAGACGATTGTGCGTTAGATGCAGAGTTAGCGGCTGCGGCGGCAGATGCAGAGGCCGAAGACGCACTAGCAGACGCCGCTGTGGCGGAGCCTAAGATCGAGTCAACGTATGATTTATTGGCTGCATCTCCTGCGTTAGCCGGATTGGCTAGGCTAGTGATGCCGTTAGTGTTCATGTTGATGGCACCAGTCATAGTGCCGCCAGCCAATGCTAGACGAGTATCACGCTGCGTATCTACATAGCCTTTGTTACTTCCGTCTGAGTTTGCAGACGGTGTAGGCATATTGGTGATCTTGTTTGTGCTATCAAGATCGATATTGCCTGTCATAACACCGCCACTCAGAGAGAGCTTAGTAGCGATACTGTTTGTGATCGTCGTATGGAAGTTAGCGTCGTCGTTAATCGCTGCCGCTAGTTCGTTCAATGTATCCAGAGCCGCTGGTGCAGCGTCTAGTACTTGAGCTACCTTGGAGTCTACATACTGCTTAGTGGCAGCGTCTGACGAGTTCACCGGAGTACTTAGACCTGTGATAGTAGCCGCTGATGTAGCGTCCATATCCAAGCTGCCGTTGATAACGACGTTGTTAAATGTAGACGAGCCAGAGCTTGCAGTGACATTACCAGTCACATCACCTGTAACTGCACCAGTCACGTCGCCCGTCACATTACCAGTGACGTTACCTGTTACATTACCCGTAACATCGCCGGAGAAGCCCGTAGAGGCCGTCACAGTAAGGCCTGTGATATTTAGAGGGGTGGTACCGCCAATTACGTTATTGTCGATTGTACCGCCTGATATAGTGGCGTTGGTGAGATTGGCTGATGTATTAGCAGTCAGGTTAGTAAATGTACCTGAAGCTGCGGTACCGCCACCTATAGTCGTATTGTTAATTGTACCAGAGGTAGCCGCAATATTGGCAATAGTATTCGTAGTGCCTGTGAAATTAGTGATACCGTTAAATGTAGCCGAGCCATTAAATGTGGCTGCGCCTGTTGTAGTCTGCGTTCCGCCTACGGTTAGGTTGCCTGATAGAGAGGCTGCGTCGGTATTCAGAGTACCCGCTAGATGAGCGTCCTTAAATTCGAATGTAGTCGAACCAAGGTCTACAGCATTAGTAACGCCCGGCTCAATGACAGAGCCTGTCTCAACCATAAGAAGCTCACGCCATACAGCGGAGCCTACAGTGTTGTTAATGCAGATATACCAACGGTCTGCCGAGTAGTTGTACCAGTAAGAGCCTCGGCTATAGCCATCGTCTGCGTCGTCGCCATTGCCGGGGTTTGTGGTAGCAGTTAGGTTGTTCTTACCGCCCGAGCCACCATTCACGGCAGGAAGATATCCTGTAACCGAGGTGGCTAGGTTGATCTTAGGTGCATTACCTTCAGTACCGTCGTGCGTGTGTCCAGTCGTGTCGAAGGCACTAGCAATCTGGTTGAATTCAGCGTTCAACGGCGGTGCGGTAATGTTCGCACCGTTAATAATCTGTGAGGTAGATTGCCGGGTATAGCCAGCCATTATCGTCTCCCTGCGATACTGAACTCAAAGACGATGCCTTGTATAGAATACGGTGCGAAGTCGCCTGAAGTTACATAGGTTATTTGGGTAGAGTAGCCGCTGCCCTCGATGGGCGTGTTGAGGATCGGCTTCTCAGATCCGCCGTAGACAACTAGAGGAGCATTATAGTCGATGCCGGGTGTACGATATTGTACAGGCTGACCCTTACTCACTTCAGTGTAAGAGGTGGGGTTGCTTACGTCTGGAGAATACCAGTCGTAGATGACGGCAATGTTCATAGTCAGCGGACCTTCCGCACGAATGAACGTATTAACTTTGCGCATAATCTTACGGACTTCAGTATCGCCAAAGTCGAAGAACGGCGTCGAGTAAACAGCGAGAATAGGGTCACCATTGAAGTTGTTGCCTTTTTCTTGCTGGTAAACCTTACCATCCCAGTCTCCGTGGAATACAAACTCAGAACCGTTGATGTAGCCTGATGTGGCACAAGATGCTCGGATGCCTAGTAGTTCTCCAAACTCCCATCCCAGTCTTTGGTCTGATGTTCTTAGGCCGCCGATAATACCAAATGAGTCTGCAATATTAGTGGTAGGCTCTGAGATGAAATACCGTAGCTGTGACTTATTTCGGATCACACAACCGCAGAGGTTCTTCAGATCATACTCGGCGGGTAGCTGTGAGATGACAGTCTGAATACGTTTGGAGATCGTCTCCAGTTCAACGTCACCAATTCTAGATGTACCAGCCACTGGGCGTAATCCGTCTGGGGCAAGGAATACAAGGTCACCGCCGAGTTCTAGTACACTGTCTCGTGCCACACAGCCTACGTTAGCCGTAACCTGTTCGAGAATGAATGGTACGCTAACGTCCGAGTTAACCAAGACTTTCTTAATCGAGTTTTCGCCAAAGACAAATAAGTTGTCACGGAATGGCTTAAACTGGACTAGGTCATACCCAATAGGTAGCTGTCCTGAACCACTGGCTGCCGTCCAATCCTTCTCGTCACGAGGAGCGGAGTAGGCAATGTTAGAGGCGTCTGTTAGGTCTCCACCGAGCCAGATATGGTTCTCGAACACCTCTACGCATTCGGGTGCGTCAAAGCACATAACCCCGCCGGGGTCTGCGTCTGTACCTGCGCCAGTTGGCGAGATGTAGTCCCAGTCTAGCCCATCAAATACGACTGCGTTATTCACGCCGTCTACGAAGATAATCTTGTTACCAGAACCGAAGTTAAAGCTGGCGGATCTAATACGGAACACTTCGTCTCTGAATGGAGCGGTACGAGTGTAGTGAAATAGGCCTGTGTTATATACCTGCCATCCTACGAGCGTAGCAAAGCGATAGAAGCTGTAGGTGTGGTTATCGACTACGACAACGTCGTCTGCTTCTGCCGCAGTGTTTAGAGTTATAGCGTTGTTGTTAACGTCAATAGAATAGTCTGCCCGAGCCAGTTCAGTCCCGTTGAGATAGACTCCCAATGCAATGTTGTTGCTAACCGAGAGTGTTCGTCCATTAGCGTCAGTCCCACTGAATACTGATCGAGTTGTAGTAACATTATACTCATACGAACGATCTTTCCGTGCGGCTAGTAGGTCTTCTCTTAATAGACTGTCGTCATAATAAATAGATAGGTTATATACTCTACCTTCACTATCGTCGCCGCCTACAGTCGCAAGGTTAGTGCCACCATACGGCTCGAAGCCGTTAATACGACGATAGCCGCCGAAGAGAGACACCTCGTAGTTCACTAATCGAATAGCTACACCGGGATCTTCTTCAGACAGCAATAGATGGTTTTGACTAGCGTCTAGGCCGCCTTGTGAGACAACCTTAAACGATTGGATCTTATCGGGCATTAGTAGCTAACTCGGGTATCTTCTATTGATGCGTACTTGTTCAATAGAAGTGTCTGCATCTCTTTGATCCCAGCCATGAACTCCTGTTGGGCAATACCCGCCATCTCGGAGTTGTCTCGGAACAAATACATATGGTACATCGCACCAGCAATTAGGACATGGTCATACGTCGATGGGACACGAGTCTGATCGTCGTAATTTAGTAGCTCGGCATAGTTCAGGAAGTAGCGGAAGCGTAGAACGTATGCTTTGTTAGGTGACGGGGAAACGCCATAACCATTGCCGTGTGATGGGAAGACGTACTTAGGTAAGTCTAATCCGCTATTGCCAGCGTCTAGGTCTGCGTTACG